CGAACTCAGGCGACCAAACAGCCTTCAACTTACGAGTCTTAGCAACAATTGCCTCACTTCTCATTTCCAGATTGATTTCTGGAATATCTAATGAGTTGTCAGCATCGTTAGTGTATGCAGGATCTGCAGTAGCCTCAAAGTCACCTCTGGTCTTATCCGTTGGCTGCTTATGGTATGCAACTTCTACAACACCGCCGGCACTAAATACTTTAGGAACTGAATCAGTCTCTACCAAGAACAATACTACTTCGGTACTAGCAAGATCAGTTGAGGCAGCGTCCAATGTAATTGTGCGCGTAAATTCTGGAACGACGGTAGTGATACCAGAACCAGAAACGTTGAACGCTCTAACACCGTTCAAATCAGCATTACATGTACCATCGGTACCATCCGTATCCAACTCACCAGCTTTAACAGCAAGAACTTGATATACTTTGCTATTAGCAACTGCAGAAGCAGAGAATTCAGAATTAAAGTTAGTGTAACGATTTAATTGTTCTCCGGTCAACTTAGCTGCGCCTTCCGTGAATTTGTTAGTGAAAGGATCATATGAGCCGCTCAAGATATCAGTAATATTAACTAATACTTTGTTAGTATCGTTAATAGTGTATCCGAAACGACCTGAACCGTACAAACCTTCGGTTGCAGTAGCACCAGCTGGTACATCAGTACCAGCACCGCCGGCATTAGTAATACCAAACACAGAACCTGCTTGTGAAGCTCTATTAGTTTCGCCACTTACAAAATCGTTACCAGTTGCAGTATTGAAGCCATTTGTTCCTTGTGCAGTACCGTACTTAAAGTCTAAGTAGAATACCAGTCCGGAAGGAAGATTCATTGGCTGAACTGAAACGAAGTCTTTTGCAGCAATTTCAGCAAAAATTCTACGAACCAATGGGAGGGCAACACCAGCCCACTGCTCGTCAGATGCGCCAGTACCGGTCTTGTTAACTTCCGATACCAACTGCTTGGCTTGGTTCTCTAAAAGAACCGCCATGCCTTTTCTTTCAACCTCGGAATCCAAACCTTCCAAAAGGCCGGTCTTTTCCCACTTGTTTTCCAAGAGGACTGCTGCGGCATTCTGGTTAGCTTGTGCTTCGCGAGGTAATAAGGAATTTACATTCATTTTTTTCCTTTAATGATTAGAGATTAGCTAACTTCTTCCAACGAGCTGCTAAATCATTGCCTTCACTTAAGACTTGCTTACGTGGTGCAGTTGACTTACCGGCTGGCTTCGAAGCATAGCTTTCTTTGATTTGTCTTTTTGTCTTATTCAATGAGAAGCCTTCAGCCAATGTAGAGTAAATCAACTTAACTTCGCGCAAGTTACCTGCACGATCAAAGTTTTCAATTACCTTCATCTTTTGAGACTCATTCAAAGAATAATTTCTAAACAACTTGTTAGAGAACAACAATTTTGCATTGAGAAGATTAACTTCATTGATCTTAGACTTCAAGAACTTGATGACATCGTAAGCTTCTTTCAACTCTTCGTCTTTAGCTTCGTCAACTTTTTCGTCTTCGCCTTCGTCCATTTTTTCGTCTTCACCTTCGTCCATGTCTTCTTCCTCACGAAGAGCTTTGATAATTTCGTCTAAAGAGATATCTTCATCCATATCTTCTTTTTCGCCTTCATCAACTTTTTCCTCTTCTTCGGTCAAATCACCTTCTCCAGGATCTTCAGTTTTAGATGCACCCATGTCGACTTTGTTGTCACCTGCGCCAATGCCGGAATCGTCTAAGTTCTCTTCAAGCTCATCTTCAAGTTCCTTGATAATAGCTTCGAGTTCTAAATCTTCTTCCATGTCATCACCGCCCATTTCATCCATGTCACCATGTTCGCCTTCTTCCATATCACCATGCTCGCCTTCTTCCATATCAGATCCGTAGTCGCCTTCATCCATGTCTTCTTCCTCAGCCATTGGCTCTTCAGCAGGAGCAGGTGCTTCAGCACCAGCAGCAGCATCCATACCATCGGTATTGGTTTCAACAGGATCTTCGGCTTCTTCCATCTCTTCTTCTTCAGAAATCTTTGCAGATAACATGCTTTGAAGTCTTGGGGTGAATGCTTCTTCTAATGCAATCTTTGCATTTGCTAACGCGGTTTCTCTAACAGCTTTTGCGTCCGCGATAGCCTCTTTTAAGAGATCATTCATTTTTTCCTCCTATTTAAATTGGAAATGAGATTATTCTGAATCTCAATAAGTATTGAAAATAAATACTTGAGTGACTGTATATTTGTATACAGTATCGTTTAACAATAATATATATTGACCTACTTAAGAAAACCGTTCATATCGATAGTAGAAAAGACGGACTAGCCGCCTTTTCATTGAAACATGTTAAATTAAATACGTTTCAAGGTTTCTTGCTGTGCAATATACTTACGACGCTTTTTAGCTAATCGTCTAGTAACTGCAGGCTTTTCAAATTGCGTACGATCTTTCATCACTTGCAATTTACCAGATTCTTTCAATTGACGCTTCCAAGATTTAATAGCATAATTAAAGTTAGATCTATTAAGCTTATCTCGGGTGACCTTTGCGCCAATTTCTGCACCGGGCAGAATCATCTGATGTCTAAGTAACTTTTTCTGATTCATATAGTTTATTTTGCTCTAATATAAGAACAAATCTTTAAAAGATCAAATTATTTTAATCTCTTTGATTTATCACCGGTCATATGATCATCATATGCAGGGCCTCTGTCCGATACGCCCGCAGTATATTGATCTTCATCCAACGGTCCTTCGTCTTTCATAGCTTCGCCGATCTTATAGTATCTATTTAATACCGTACCCATATCATCATATGCAGATTCTAGACGCTGTTGTAAGCCTGACATTTCTTTTGACGTCTTTTCAAATACCTTGAATGCCTCATTCATTTGCTTCATATGTCTAGATACCGTAACATTATCAAACCAATGTTCTGATTCTGATATTGTAAGCTTTTCTGCTTGTTCGATAATATTGCCTAATGTTTTTGTAACTTCGCGGAGTGTATCTTGACGATAAATCATCTCACCAATCTTATGAAAGTTAGCAACGGCCTCTAAAAATGTACGGCGCTGCTCGCTAGTCATTTTTTGTTCTTCATCCTCACCTAAGTACTTTTCATTGAGGATATGCTTCATTAATTGTTTTTCATACTTAAGCATCGTATGATCTCCGTGTTTTTGCTTGTTCAAGTAATCTTACTATACCTTCTAATTGTTTTTCAGCTCCGCCGATATATCTACTAATAACGTTAACGGACTGTTCGGCCTTGTCGGCTACCATTCCATATACATTCTCATCTTCAGCAATAGCCTCTAATTGGCCGACGAGATCGCGTTGTGCAGCTTCTAATGCTTCCATAACACCTTCAATTGCTTCGATATGCATATCATAATTAAATGAAAAGCTATCATCTTGTTCTTTTAGTAGTGACTTGAGTTTCATTTTATCCTTCGTATGTATCGCCATACTTTGTAGGTGTTTTACCTTTTGGTGTAGTCGGTCCATATGTACTAACAGAAGCTTGTAATCCTTTACCGTTTTCAAATGCTAATGTATCAACGGTTACTCCGGTCGTCGGCTTACCATTTGCATTGGTAGGACCGTATTGTGATTTCATGTCTTTTAATGGCATAGGTTTCCTTTTTTATAAATATGAACGACCTTAACGTTTACCGCCGTCATATGCAACGGCATGGCCCTCTTCAATAAGTTGTTTATTTACATTTGTAAGTGTGATAGGTGTATCAGATACTACTGGAGACAATGACTCTATAAATATAGTACCTAAGGCACGTCCATACTTACCAACTCCACTTACTTGTATTACACATTCGTTTTTATTAAACTCTAACATTTCAATAAGACGTTCTTTTGCAGCTAACCCACGTTTCTTTTCTTCTAAATCACGTGTTCTCGTTTCCGGCGTATTAATACCTTCTAATCGAACTCGTATCTTTTTCCAGGTATGAAATCCTAGATCAATTGTGCAATCGACCGTATCGCCATCAACGACTCGATCGACTACTGCATTATATTCATACATCATTCTTCCTTTTTACCAGCAAATTTTTCTAAGCCGGCAATTCCGAAGCATCCTAAAACTATTAATGTAAATGAATCGTATACAAATTCGTTGATAACTAAATCTTGTCCGGACCAGCCTGAAGCTAAGTCTGCTACCATAATTACGCACATGATCAAGAATGCGATAAATCCTACTATCGTTTTTTCATTCCAATCATTGTTATTCTTAAAAATTTCCCACATGTCTTTTCCTATTAAATTATTCTATAGTTGAATCCGATTGAGAAGTCGTGCCAATTTCTATCCCAGTATTTGTGGTATTTAGCTTCACTAAAGACTCCTAATCGTTTGTTGATTTGCCATCCAAATATTATACCAGCAGTATAGTCTAACCATTGGTTACCTTCCACAAAGTTGTTGTAAGAGTATTCATTGTTAGAATTAACATGTAATGGCAAAACACTTGCCCATGAATGAAACCATAATGTTTTAGTATAGTGATAGTAGTCATATCCTAATACTAAAGAATAGTTCCATTGATTGGGCAACAATGATCTTTCTTGATCTACATACTCGCTTAATACTTCTGGCAATGCTACTGCATTCCATACAATGTTATTATCAGCAACTACATCTCCGTTAGGATTTAGCCACTCGCCTTCAAAGTTAGTTGTATAACCTTGTTCTAATGCTACATTAGTAAAATCAGCTCCCGCCAATCCTACTAAAGGGTCAAATCCGTATGGTTCTGAAAAGCGCTGAACTAATCCTGTATTCAATGAAAACTTCTTACCTAGATTGTATCTATAACGTTGAGATGCTTCATAATACTTAAGATCTGCAAAGCCATCTTGCACATATTCCATTTTCAAAATCCAATGATCATGTACATATCTAAGGAAGTGTTGCTGATCGACAAAGTAGTTACCCTGTTGTCTTTTGTAGTCAAACTCAAATAAGTATTCTAATCCTTCTACATTACCTACAGTAGCAGCGTCTGAAACAGAAGTTTCGGTACCGTCATAAAAGTAGTTCTTTCTGTTTTCATAATCCAAACGTGCAATTTTTCTAACACCAAAGGCTAATGTATAATCAAATGGAGTTGAAATAATTTCTTCTTCCAATATGCCAGATGACGGGTTGATAGAATATACACTAATATCTGCTAACGAGTTGTTACCAGTAACTGCAGTATAGAAAGTAGCAAATTTAAGTTGTTTTTGTACAAACTGTGCTTGCGCTGTTAAAGAACAAGTTGCTACTAATAGTATAGCTAATAATTTTTTCATTGTTTGATAATTTTTTTAGTGAACTGAAGATCGTTATGAGTAAGTATCAAGTTATAAACTCCGCCTTCGAATTTACTCATATCAATTTGTCTTGCATTAGGTTGTTGTAATACAGGTTGCCCCATTGCATTATATAACGTTGCACTAACATTTAAGTTACTTGCAATAGTAATATTATCTTTAGTTGGATTCGGAAACACAATAATTTGTGTCTCGCCGTACTCTTGTACATTTGTTACGGTATTTTCATCACAGTAGTTGTACAATTCTTGGCATCCATCTGCCCATTCATTATTGCAGCATGTTGGGCTAACATCTATAACCCATGCAAAACACTCGCTACCTAAATCTAATAAATTATATGCTTCAACTACCGGATCAATGCAATTAGCATAAACAGTTTCGCACGTGCCGTTATCTGTATTAGCTTCTTCATCATAGTTAGCAGCTTGAGGATCAGTACAACCGTATATGAATTCTTCACAGCTAAAGTCCTCTGTATTAGCCTCGGGGTCATAATTGTATGCGCTAGGGTCTGTACAGCCCTCTATGATAGGTATACAGGTGCCATTATCAACAGTTGCTAGCTCATTATAATTAAATGCTAATTAATCCGTAAAAACATATATTGGCAGTATACAACTAAAGTCATCTACGTTAGCCAATTCATTATAATTAAGTGCTTCTGGATTTGTACATCCTTCAACTATTTCTATACATGTACCATTATCAATGTTTGCATTTAAATCATAGTTTAAAGCAGTTTCATCAGTACATCCGTATATTGGTAGAATGCAGCTCAAGTCATCTACGTTCGCGTCTGGGTCAAAGTTTATTGCATCTGGATTCATACATCCTTCTATAACAGGGATACATGTTCCGTTGTCAGTCGTTGCCAATTCATTGTAATTGAATGCAGTAGTATCAGTACATCCGTATATTGGCAAATCACATTCAAAGTTATTAACGTTAGCTAATGGATCAAAGTTAAGTGCTAATGGATCCATACACCCTTCTACAACAGGCTCACAAGAACTATTATCTACGTTAGCTAATTCATTATAATTGAATGCAGTAGGATCGGTACACCCGTATATAGCATCTATACACGATCCATCTTCTACATTTGCATCAGCATTATAATTTAATGCACTTGCATCAGTACATCCGACTACTATAGGAATACATGCTCCATTATCTACATTTGCTAATGGATCATAGTTAGTTGAATTAGTTTCGGTACATCCAAAGACTGCCAATGTCTGACAATCGCCGTTATCAAAATCAGCTTCAAATCCTTGTGTATAATATTCTAAATATCCGGCTTGCATACACCCGGGTGCATAATAACAACTTTCATCGTCCCAGTTAGCTTGGTCATTATAATTAACAGCTGCGGCATCAGTACAGCCGTTTATAAATGGTACACATGTATTACCGCAATAGAGATCGACCTCATAAGCATACCAGCCACTTTCCCCGGTAAATGGAATAGCACTAAAGAAAGGAACGTTGATCATAACTTCGCCTTCTGGGTTAGTTAATGTAAATCCACATTGTTGAATTGTGTTAACTGATTGAGGTGTTATGAAAAAGTATAAGTAAGTTTTTTTAGTAGCATCTAATGTAACTGAAAAGCTTAATTCGGTACCGTCATTAGGACCCATTTGATATAAAGGAGAATTATACCATAATTGATAAATACCTAAAGAACTACCAAACCAGCCGTCGCCGACGCCATCAGTTATTGTCAAAGTATAATCACAAACTGCTATAACATCTTCTGTATTTGCTTCCGGATTCCAGTTAAATGCTGTTTCATCTAAACATCCTAATACAACGGGAGTTAAACAGCTACCATTATCAATTTCTGCTTCGGAGTTAAATTCTGTAAAGTTAGGATCAGTACAACCTTCTAATAATACGACGCCGTCACATGTTGCTGGAGTAAATTGATCTGAGCCTCCTAGATATCCATAATTTCCATCCGGAAACTCATCTTGAAGATTATATAATTCATTTCCGTTACAATCTAAAATTACTATATTGCCATTAACAAGATTAGGGTTATTAGTAGCACATGGACCGCACAACCCATCTCCATACGAATCTTCTATTACAATATCATATTGTTGATCAACAGGTACGCATGTTGCTGTTGATATCGGAATACCCGGGGCGGCTCCTGCATAAGTACCTACGGGGGCAGATGCTACAGCGCCTAAATCGCCATATAAAATCCAACTTGTTTCAGCACCAAAATTATCAGGAGTTACTATAACTTCGACTAAAGTTTGGCCTTCAACACATTCTACTGTTTGAGATATGCAAGAGCCGTCGTCAAAATTAGCCCATGGGTTCCAGTTAAGAGCGCTCGGGTCCGAACAGCCCGGAATGGCACCACATGGTAAGCATGATTCCCAACAGTAAGAAGGAAGAACTATTTCATCTTCCTGCGTTATATTCAATGTCCTATTTACAAACCCATTTCCGTCAAATAGGAAGCATGATCCTGCGCTAATACCTACTGGCAGTTCTTGTATATCAGGAGTATTAAAATCTGCAAATTTCCATAAATGATTTCCTAATGGTACTTCAACTTCTAGAAACCATTCATCATCTTCATCATAACTCATTGGAAGTACTTGCCAGCCATTCCAACTACCTAATACACCAGGCGTTTCTATAGTAGGAGGAGCGTTAGCTAAATCTACTCTAAATAAAACATTTGCAGTCGGCGGTGTAAAAATACAAGGATCTAAAGTAAAAGTATATTCTGCAACAGAATCTCCGAACTCTAAATCTTCAACTACGAGTCCTGTACAGTTATTTTCTAATGTAAAATAACCAGCACCAAAGCCGCAACAAATGCCGTCGCCAAACGTATCTGTAATAGTAAAAGTATATTCTACCCCAGATTCCAAAAACAAAGTTTGTTCTGCAGTACCGTTTACATATTCTTGAAATCCGTAGCCCGGACTAGTATATACAGTATCAGTGTCTTGGGTAACAACCCAGGCCGTCTCATTCGGATACTGGTCAAATTGTATAAAAAGGTCTAAATATGTTGGCTGGGCAGCACATGTTAGACCTAATAAAAATAGGATTGGGGTTAGTATTTGTTTCATTAGAACTTGCTCATTATAATATTATCTATAGATTCTTGTACATCTTCTTTCGTAGCTTCCATTGACATCATAATGTTAGCTTGAAATCTTTCAACTTCTTCGCCGTCTTCCATTACTAAAATTGTAGGAACAACTACTATTTTATACTCATTTGGCAAACTAGGATCAGTAGTAATGTCTACCGTAGTAGTAGTACAATCGGTTAATTCATTTAACCATTGAACTTCGTTTGCTGCATTAAATTTTGCATTAAATTGTACAACACATATTCCATCGCCGCACAATTCTGATTTTTCTTCTTCCATCATTGGCATCGTCATTGCCGTTCCGATAAGTAAAGCTGCCAATGTCGTAACTAAATATTTCATGATGTTAATCCTTTAAATCATCTATCTTTTCTTCTAAACGTATTATGGATGATTTGATTTCAGTCACATCTTCTTGTGTACTCATTATTGTTTGTCGGACCAATTGGTCCTTCATATCAAATTCCATCCTAGTTATTTCGGGATCGGGAGGTAATGGTAACTCTTTTGCTTCTGCAATATCTGCTTGAAGCGTAAACCACATTCCGATTATAGTAGCAAGTGCTACTCCTATACCACCTAAGGTTTTGACACTAACTGAAAAGCTAGTATCTTCATTCAATTCTTTTGCCATTAGAACTCCCTAATAATGTCCGTAATAATACGATCAATATTGTTGTATTTGTTATCAACAACCTTATTAACTGATTCATTCACGGGCGAAAGGAATGCTCCATGTGTAGACGGATTTGATACAAAATCAAATGCAATTAATTCAAAATCGGGCTGTACTTCTAATGTACCTTCTCCCTCTTTCATAACTTCTTTAACGGAGCCCATACCCCGTGATGATATGCCAAGCTTGATGCCTGACTTAAATAATTCTTTTAATATATTGCCGGACGGTGTAGAAAGTACTTCAACAGTACCAACTAAGTCATCGCCCTTCCATGCCATCTCTAAAACGTTATGCGATACATTGTTTAAGTTAACGACACTAGAATCGGGGTGATCTAATTCTCCCAATGCCCTACGCTCTGAAATAAATGACTGAGAATATTTCTTTGCTTCGCGCATTAAGACTTCTTTTGGATATACTCTTCCATTTTGATTTTTAGCTTCAGCACGTTGAAGAACTCCCGATACAACTAACTTACCATTGTTTTCAGATAATGATTCATTAATTTGTTGTGGTGATACTTCAAATAAAGTATAATCTACAAGTAATTTTTTAGACATTATATTCCTTTCATAAATAAGCCAGAGTTTATAAACTGCTGTTGCTGTTCATATCTTTTACGTTCATCGGAATATTTGCGCTTAGCTTCGTTAAGTGGCATGTCCGGATGAGCTTTTGCAAACTGTTGCCATGTACGATTTGGAATCATTTTGACAACTCTCTCAATCTATTAGATATACGAGTCATACGCTCGTTAATTTTAGCAAACCGTCTGCCGGTAGCTTTCCAGAAGTGAGATGAATCAACGCCCATCTCTTGCTTAAGTCGTAAATTGTTAGCTACAATCTTTTCCATTTCAGCTAACATTTTATTCACTTCTTGTATACCTCTGTTTACTTTTTGTTGGGGCGTTGATGTAGGATCTTTTTTATAATCTCTGTATGAGACCTCGTTAAGGCCTTCCATTTGACCTATCATACGCTTATACGTACTTTCC